TTCGACCAAGCGTTTCGACTCCGCGCTCCACGCGGCTTCGGGCGACCCGATCAGCCTCCAGCCGTCCAACTGCGTGCAGCTCAAGTGCGGCCCGTCAACCGCGATTACTGCTGGTCTTGGCCTCATCGCCGGAACTGCTGGCGTAGCGGTTACCGCTGGCGCGGCTGCTAGCGGAAACACTCCCCTGTTCGTGGCTCTTGAAGCCGCAGCCGTGGACACCATCTTTTGGGCTTACCGTCTCCCCGCCACCAAGGCGCTCTGATTCCCTGACCTTAAGGAGGTCTTACCATGAGTTATGTGACCGTCGGTGGCGGACTGAATACGTTCGTCCCCTCCACCAATGCCCTCGCAACGGGCGCTCTCCAGGTTGAATTCACCCGTGCGGTGAACACCTTTCCCATCACGAAGTACGCGCAGATCGTTCCCACCCAGCAGATGACGGGCTACTACCTCCGTCTTGACTCGGACGACAACGTCCGCGTGACTGATGTGAACGAGTTCGCTTGGCCCCTGGGCAACGACCGCCCGGTCGGCAAGATGAACCAGCACGACTTCGTGTCGTTCACCGCTGCCCGCTACGCCTACCCGTTCTACATCCCGAACGAGACCGTGAAGCAGGCCGCGTGGGACGTTGTTGCCCAGCACGCTCGTGCGAAGGCGCAGCTCGCCATGACGGCTCGCTCCATGCGTACCGCGACCGCCCTGACGGGCAGCGCGGCGGTTACCGCGTTCACCAACGTGGGCAACTACTACGCGACCGGAACGGCGATCTCGGGCGGTGCATGGACCACCTCCAGCACCAACGTGATTCAGAAGGGCATTCAGACGGCTCTCCAGCGCATCTCGCTCGCCACGGGCGGCGCGGTGCGTGGTGAGACCGACATCATGCTCGTTATCTCGCCCACGGTTGCCAATCTGCTGTCGCAGACCGAAGAAGTTCGGAACTACGTCAAGAACTACCCGGCCGCTCTGCCCTTCCTCCAGGGCGCTGACACGTTCGCCAAGTACGGCCTCCCGCCGAACCTGTTCGGCGTGCAGGTCGTGGTCGATGACAGCGTGAAGGTCACCACCCGCAAGGGTGCTGCCAGCACCACCCGCTCCTTCGTCTACGGCAACTCGGCCGTGTTCGTGAGCCGTCCGGGTGGCCTGGTGGGCGTGGAAGGCTCCACCTCGTTCTCCACCTGTCAGATCTTCGCCTTTGAAGACATGACGGTTGAGAACTGGGATGATCCGCGTGATCGTCGCATCGAAGGCCGCGTGATCGACAACAGCACCTCGGAACTGGTTGCCCCGGTGTCCGGCGTGCTGGTTGCTGATGTCACGAGCTGACGTTTGCTAGCCACAGTCATGGGGGGGCAGGAGTTTCGATTCCTGCCCCCCCGTGTTCGCATAAGGGGACACCATGCCACAGTACGCCGGCTATGCGGAACTTGAGTCATCGCTTGATGCCAACATCATCGCGCAGCTCTCAAGCGATACGGGCAGCAACAACCCCGGCGCGAACTGCCTCGTGGACACCATCCTGCAACGCGCCAGTAGCGTGGTGCAGGCGTACGCCCGCGTGGGGAACATCTACACGGACACCGACCTGAACACGCTGGCGGCCGCTAGTGATGGCCTCCTCGTGATGCTGACGGTTGACCTGGCGACCGAGATGCTGTTCCAGCGCCGCGCCATGAAGATCACCCCGGCCGTGGAAGCGCGGGTGACCCAGGCCCGCGCCATGCTCGAGGCGCTGCGGGACGGCAAGATGATCTTCGGAGCGGTTGCCAAGGCCGCCGATGCCGGCGTGGGTGAGGTAGCCGTTGTGCCGATCAACAACCTCGCCTGGTACAACAACATGAGCAGCAGCGCGTTCTTCCGTCCTCGCGCCACCAGCATCTACCGAGGCGGCTAATGGCATCCGATTGGGGCAAGCGCGTTGCCAAGGCGCTGCGCGACCCTGCGGTGGTCAACGGCATTGCCACCCTCGTAGGCCGCTACGCGAAGCAGCACATTGCAACGAGCCGTGGCCGGGACGAGAGCGGCGGGGAAACGGCCTTGCAGCCCTTGGCAGCGGTGAAGGGCGAATACTGGACCACGACCAAGCCGAAGGACTCCGCGGCCATCAAGGCCACGCGAACGGTGGTCGTGGTGCGGCAGCGCAAGATGAAGAACGGCAAGACCGTGGCGAAGCCCACTTCGGTCACGGAGTACCTCGTGACGGGCGAGTCCTACCGCGCTGGCGGGAAGCCCCTGCGCGACACCGGGCAGATGATGCGGGAAGTCAACGCCAAGGGACAGACGGGCGGCAACGGCGTTTCGATCATCCTCTACGGCCCGCTGCACGCCATCTTCCACGAGCTTGGATTTGAGACCAGCGGCCCCAACTACATTCCGCTAACGCGCAAGGGCAAGCGGTCGCACGCTACTGGCCGCAACCCGACCAAGGAGGGATTGGTGCGCGGCAAGGACTTCGTGATGGCTTGGCAGGGCGTGACCGTCCCCAAGCGTCCGTTTATGATTCCGACCAACGATGAATGGGGAGAGATCGGAAAGTCGATTAGACTAGGCCTCGCCCGAATCCTGAAAGGAAGAAGCTGATGGCTACCGCAATTTTCGTCGCAGGCCCAACCAAGATCCAGGTGAACCTGGGAGCTGGCTACGTTGACCTCGGGTATACCGACAACGACAGCCTCCCGCAGATCACCTACACCGACAACGTCCACGAGATCAAGACCGTGGCCTCCGGCGCGGCTCCCGCGGAACTGGTGCTTCAGAACACCACGGCGGTCATTTCCTGCACTTTGGTCAAGTGGGACGCTGCGTACCTGACGGCCCTTGCCGTGCGGGAGCGCGGCGCGGAATACACCACCACGGTCGGTCGCCTGCTCATCAACGGCAGCGGCACGTTTGGGGTGAAGATCCTGCCGCTGACGGCGGGCAAGACCTCGTACACGTTCTCCACTTGCCTGCTGATGGGTGACGCGATCAACCACAGCAACTTCGGCAACGTAGAGCAGCGCCTGGGCTTGACTTTCAAGGCTATCCCCGATCCGACCACCAACGTCCTTGCTACCTCGGCATCCACATGATCGACCTGAACGAAGACAACGACCCGATGCTGTTCCGCGTCACCATCCCCACGGGCGCGCTCGTGATCCAATGGAACGAGCTGGTGGCCTCTGTGCAGAAGCGCAGCATTGCCGGCGGCGAACAGCCGACCGTGGCCGACATCGCCAACGCGATCCGAGCCGTGGCACGCACCCCCGAGGTGGCCCAGCAGGCGGCCGACGAGGTGCTGTTTGCGGTCTTTGCCCGGTTGGGCAAGGCGGTACAGAACGCGGGAAACTGACACGGGAGGCCGCCGTGTTCTTGGCGACCTATGGGCGGCCTCCCACCGACTTTGACCCGGAGACTGCTATGGGCCTCGCGCAGAACATTCCTATGATTGAGGCGCGGCAGAGCATCGTTCAGGCACGGGCCATTGCTATGGCGTTGGGATCGGCAGAGGTGGCGCAGCAGACGGTGGCGCTTGCTACCGGGGATGCCGACCTCGCCTTCCGTATCCGCATGAACCTTGAGCATCAGAAGGCGGTGGGCTGATGGCTACGCAGAATGCAGCGGTGTGGAACGCGCTCCTGACCGAGATTGCCAACTGGATGGTGACCGAGGGCTACGGCAGCGCCGTGTACCTGTCGGAGCGGCCGAGTGATGAGACCATCGCGCAGTACGCGGTACAGGTCATCCCAGGCGGCGACACCGCGCTGCATTGGCGGTCCGGCGTTGGCTTGCAGGAGGCCAAGATCGACATCGTGGTGTGGTGGCGCGGCCTCCTTGACCCGGTCAACCGGGCCACGGAGCGCATCTCCGGTTCCAATGGCATCGAGCAATTCATCGACGGGCTGCGGGTGCTGCTCAATCAGAACGACCTCAACGGCATCCTCACCATCGCGCTGACCTGGCGCAACGGCGGTCAGGTTGAGCCGGCCGAGGACTTGGTTGGTTGGATGCGCGGCACGGAGACCTTCGTGTGCGCCTTTGAGAACGGACTGTAACCATGCAAGACCTTGGACGCATCGTCATCGACATCAACGAGCAGGGCGGCGGCCAAACCGAAGGCATCAGCGGCGTTGGCGATATGGATGACGGTGGAGGTGGCATGGCGGAAGCCGCCGAAGATATTGGAGCGATGGCATCGGCCGCATCGTTTGCATCTACGGCGTTCACGGCGGTGGCTGGTGTGTTTGCGGTGATGACCAAGGTGGTAAACGAAGTCGGCAAGGCGCTCCTCGCCCTGAATCGCTTTGTGCTTGAGGTGGCAAGCGACCTCCGCGACTACAGCCCCGGCATTCAGCTTGCCGAGATGCAGAATCAGATTGCGATGGTCAACACGCGCTTCCGCATGGGACTTCAGTACGGCGGGGCCATCGGCGCACAGATGCTCGAGGTGGGCCGAATTGAGCGTGCGTTCGTGGAAATCCGATCTGCGTTCGCTGGCATGGGCGCAATCTTTCTTCGCCCAATCACCAAGTACGTTGCCGACGTTCTCGACAACCTAAAAGAGTATTTGCCGAAAATCACGGAGGCAATGGCAAAGGCAGCGGAGGCCGTTGCGGTGATGGTTCAGCTTTCCTCCTACGGCGGTACATCAAGTTCCCTTGCGCGTATGGCTGTTGGATACAATTATGGAGAGCAGGGACAAGCGCTCTTTGATTTTATGAATCCTGCGGGCGGCATTGTTGCCACGTTCAGGGAGATGGCACGCGACCTTCGCGCCCTGAACCGCAAGACCCCGGACCCCAAGATTGACTACGGCGCGATCAATCAGCCGTTCCTTGCGGATCTGAAACTCATGGGAATGAAGGGCTTCTGATGTCTACCAACGGCAATACATGGGTGGCGTTCAAGCTGGGCGATGACACGTTCACGCTTCCGTATGCCAACATCACCTCGTGGGATGCGCGGGCAATCTACGCGGAGGACGGCTACACGCAGATCCGCTACGAGACCACCATCTCCGGGTCCGCGCTGGTGTCCTACGGCACTTCGACCTACACCACGCTTGCCAACCTCACCAAGAAGGAGCCTGGGCGTGTCGATGAGGTGAAGATTTGGGTGACGGCAGATGGCGCAACCGAAGCGGTCTACGAGTCTTCTGGGCCGGATGCGCTGCGCGGCCCCCTGATGTCCATGACCGTCACGGAAATTAGCGGCCGGCAGGCGGCGATGGTCACGTTCACCATCGTTGGAAATGCGATGGCCGAGGAGGACGATTGCCCGATTGTGTCCCATCGCTGGGTGCAGTCGTTCACTCTTGATGCCGCGGGCCACATGACGCGCACGGTCACGGGCAGCATTGTTGTTGACCTGTCGAACACGAACGCAGACACGACCTACGCCGAGGACAACACGGCTGCCCAAGTCAACGGCAAAGCACCTTGGGCCGACCTGTTCCGCAAGGCCATCCTGCCGACCCGTCCGCCGGATGACAGCATTTGGCGGCGCGAGTCGCAAACGTTTGCCTACAACGAAAGCGGC